GTTGGTATACCTTGTACAGTTTTCCGTCATCCCTGAAATATCCATACAGGAAAGCGTTTGCGATGGTTATCTTTTCGCTTTCCCTGGCCATGTCGAAACTCTTAAGCGGCATGACGTTGTATTGTTCCAGACTCTTGGAGCCTATTCCGAACTTGGTCCAGAACTTCGCATCGTCGCTGTTCCAGTTGCGTGATTCATAATCAACAACCGCGAACTTGCTTACCGCTACTATCTCATCCTTGCAGACCTTGTTGTTCTTGACATAGGCTTTGTAATCAGTAATGACCTTTATGACAGCCTCGCGGGGACTTATGTTATAAATGGCCTTGACAAGATCATATCCGTCACCCTTGGTACCGCTGCTGAAATCCATGAAGACATACTTGCCGCCACTTTTGCTTGGGTATATGGACATGCTAGGCGTCCTTTCTGTAGGATTGAATACTGATTTTATCTTTATCTCCTGTCCATACAAAGGCGTGGATAACGACAGGTAATGTTCAAATATCCATGTGGATGGGATGTCGTTTACATTATCAAGTACGATTTTCTTTGTGCTTATCATCCGCGAAAGATAAAAAAGGGGAGGATACGTTGTCCATACCCTCCCCATGTTTTTTTAACTTATTAGAGTTCGAAGTCCTTGGCTATGGACTTCTTCTTTGGCGCCTCCACAACGGGCTCTTCGCCAAAGCTTTCAACGACTTTCGCCTCCTTCTTCTTGATATGGACGCTCTCGTCGAACTGGATGAGTTTGCTGTCTTTGGTTCCTACAGCCTCATAAGGAACCATGCCTTTCTTGAACTTTGGAAGGAATAGGTCATAGTTGGTATAACCGCCTTCGTTGGTATACTCCCTGCCGCCTAGACAGAAGTGAAGCATCTTGCCTTTGAAAGGCGCATCAGAGTTGAACGCTGCGATGAACGCATCAATGGTCTCATGTTTCTCATCCTGGTCGTCGAACCATTTGGTTGCTCCGATCGCGGTACATAGGCTTTTTACAGCCTTGAGTATCTCAGCATCCCTGTCTACGTGACCGAATCTGGTCTCCTCGGTTACATAAGGATACTCGCTGGTCCTTACGCGGCCGATCTGACCTTTGTATCTTCCAGCCTCAGGGTTGTCCTTGTCAATCAGGAAACCTTCGAAACCGTTACCGATCTCTTCAGTCTCGACATGCAGTATCAACTGTTTGCCGCCTTCTTTAAAGCGATGGTCCTCCAGGATTACTGAATTGATTTTTGCTTTTACGTTTCCAGGGCTCAATGTCTTTGGTAATGAACCCGATCCTCCGATGTTTACGTTTTTAGTACTTAGCATTTTTTTCTTTTTTTGTTGTTAGTTGTTAATCGATATAAACTTTATCCCAGTTGGTGATGATTTTACCATCTACAATCTCAGAGATGACGATCTCCTCGTTACGCAGATGTTCTGGTCGCGCTCCGCAGGATACTTCATCCGTGGTCTTGAAAGAGAGTATGTTCTTATTGCCTTTACGATAGAGATAACCTATAGCATCAGACTGTGAAGTGGTGATACGTTTCAGTTTACCTGTCAGATCAAGATCCAAAGCCGTGAAGTCAGAACCTGCTTTCTCCAGAAGGATGTCCTTGATGTGACCCACTAGGATAACACGTGGCGCCAACGTCTTCACATACTCCACAACCTTTGTAAAGGCTTCGCGCAGATAAGGATAACCAGCGCCATTTGGAAGATTAAGGATAGAACCGTAAACGGCTTTGCCACCAGTCTTCTCTGTGAACCAGTTCTTACCCATGCTTGTCCTGCTGTAGATCTGCTCCGCATATGGAACGCACATCTCTTCTAATGCTGTTATGGTATCCAAAGCGATATACTTGTATGGATAACCTTCTTTCTTAATCTGTTCGCCGATGGCTTTGATCTCCTCTACAGAGGATACATCAATCTTCATGGCGTCTACGTAATCAGAACCTTTCTCCAAATCAAGGATGAGACAATCTTCCAACTCAGCCAATAGACTAGTCTTACCGACCTTTGGCTTGGAGAAGATTATCAGGTTCTTAGGGCTTTTGTGTACAGCTGCTGATTTTTGCTTGGGCAATGTTATTTCTGACATGATTCTTTGATTAGCTTATTCAACCATTCTTTTCTTGATACGGGCGCTTTCAATAGGATAGCGGCCCAATCCCTTAATGTTATGTTATCCATGGGGCAATCCTCATCAGGATTGATGATATCGAAATCAAGATCAAGGCTTTCTTGAAAGACCTCTTTCTTCTCTGGAACAAGTTCCTTATGTACTTCACCTTCCTTCACGAGTTCAAATCTGTCCGCTGGTACAACGAACCATTCATATCCTTCAGGAGTGGTCTCTTTTGGATATTCGCTCAAATAGTCTGGATTGAACTTGTATCTGTACAATCGTCTGTCGTCCTCAGGTTGATAGAACCTGCTCACCCATTCAACGTAGAGCTCCCTGCTGCCGTCAATCTCGTTCTCGAAGAACTTGCTGCGGTCAGGAGGAAAGCCATACCTCATTTTCGCGATGAAGCGCCATGTGCCGTCCTCCAATTTACTTAGATAAGGCATATGGTATTCACGCATCTCTGCGATGATCCGTTTCCTTTCTTCAGGACTGATCATCTTTTTACCTGTCGTAATAGCCATTGTTTATTAGAATTTTAGTTTTTTTTCTGCTTTCGGAGGAGGGGGTATCTCCGATATTTTCATCTTTTCGTATTCCGCCTTGAAGAAACTGAGTCTTGTATCCCCATTACGACATTTTAGAAAATGCATAGCAAGGATTCTATCGTTGTCTATAATGTATCTGTCAGGACCGTATTCCTTTATTCTCTTCTGGCCAGGTCTGTTCAGACCTATCAACGTATCTGCATGTTGCAACAAAGCGTCAGCTCCGAATATGTCTGAATCGAGAATGTAGTTACCGTATTTACCGTTCTCGTTGCGTTCTGGGCTGTCGACGTTGCGATTGAGCTGGCTTAAAATTACAAAACAAATTGGATATTTCCTCTTTAGTTCCGTAACAGCCTCTCCAAAATTATACAATGTGTCGTACTTGTCTTTTTCCGTATTTGATTTTTTAAGTAATAAACTGTGATCAAGAGTGACTATGGTGTTCTTATAGGCTATAAGGTTGTCATCCTTGTCTTTCTCACCATGGAAACGCATGTACTCAGCGACAGTCGCTTTGAACTCTGTCACGGTGCAGGGTTCATCGACAACATCTATAGGATAGTTGACGCGTTTCTTTGCGTATTCAAGACATAGATGCATGTCGCCGTCTGATATCTTTTCTCCAGCGGAGCAGATATACTTGTAGGGTTTGCCAAGAATACTGGAGAACTCACGCATGGCGGTAACCTTGTTGACCATCTCAAACTGGAACTCCAATACCCTGAAGGGGAACTTGGCTTGTTCGTATTCGTCAAGACTGCAGTTAAGTTTGATGCCTTCGCGTATGATCTGATCTTTGATCAAGGTCTTACCAGTACCAGGACGACCGCCTATGACAGTTACTGATCCCCATTCGAGACCATCTGTGGTAGCGTCATTCATTCTTTTCCAAGGAGTCTTGAACGACGTTATGATGCCATCCTGTCTTCCTTTCATGTAATACAAAGCCTCTTGGAAACCTTCCTTCTGGCTCTTCCATTTCTGTTTTTTTAGACTCATACTACCTTGTCTTCAAAATCATTAGTAGGTGGTTCATAGGAACCATTTTCCAGAATGTCGCAGTAATTGGCAAGCTCTGAGGATACGTTCTTGTCGTTGTCTGTCTTGCGTATGAAATACTGGCTCGTACGCATGAACTTGTAATTCTCCGCGGCGTATTCATCAATGTATGCAGCGGTGGCCTTGAGAATGGTTTCAGGTCCGTAAGAATAGTTCTCCATGAACCATTTGAGGTTATTGGTGATGTTCTTCTTGTCAGACCTCGCATACTTGCCGCTAGGCAGTTTGATCTTGGGCCATAGTTCAAGATATGCTGTGACAAGGTCCTCATCAACAACTATGCTTTTCTTCACAGGTTTTGATTTGATGAGGGATCCTATCTCTTCCAACAAAGCCTTGCCTGAATCCGTAAGGAACAGTTCTTTGTCTATGTATCCCATGGACTTCAACGCCCTGGCATCAACGTAGACATTGATGTTCTGGGGTTCGTAGCATTCCTTTATGCAGTACAGCAGATAGAGCTGGTTGGGATTCAATCCCTTCTCAGATATCTTGTCAAATAAGTTTTTCATATTCCTTTTCTGATAAATACTTTTCTATTTCAGCATACATCTCTTGAACGGCGTGTATTATGTCCTTATGTCCAGTCTCTATGAGATTGTCGATAAGGTGTACGGAATGTATGACAGTCGCATGGTTCCTGTTTATGAACTTGCTTATCGAAGTAGGCCCGTATCCAAGACTCATCGCCAGCTTGCAGAAGATTTGTCTGTAGGTTATAACAGGTCTTTTCCTGGTCATGTCGAGTATGCTTGCTGTCTTTCTTTCGTAATGCTGTGTCATTTTCTTGTTCACCAAGTTAAGAAGGTCAGCCATGCTCAGTTCTCCTATGTAACTTCTTCTGGTATTGACTGAAACATAAGGAGTTACCCTGTATTTCAGTTCAAATTTGCGTTTGAAGGATTCAACATCCTCCCTCATCTTGTCCGTGATGGGCGACTTGGTGAGACTTATCCTGTAATGTTCATTTTCAATCATTTGGATGTTTGTTTAATTTGTCATAGATTTGTCTTATGCAACAGTCAACTTACAAATGGGTCGGCTTCATAGCCATAGTATTGATCTTATTAGGG